TGTCCAACAGCCAGTGAAGGTTGATGCCGTGGCCCGTGTGGCGGACCATGTGCGGCTGCGGCCAGCCGACTTCGCGGTAGGCCGTCATGATCGCCTGGATGAGCCCGTGCTTCTGCTCACAGGCGTGGATCTCCTCGGGGCTCATCGCGTAGAGGCAGCTCTTGCGCGTCTTGCGGTCAGCCTGAAGGTCGCCCGTGATGGGGGCGAGGTCGAGCTGCGCGGCCTCGTTGGGCCAGTCGCAGAAGTCCACGTCGAGGACGATGCCAATCATGTTGGCGGTCTTCTCGATACAGCGGCCCGAAGAGTTGGCCCACTTTGGGGTGAGGCGCTCCTCCGCAGTGATGGGCAAGAAGGCGCCGTGGCACGTCATCGTACGGTCGATGCCGGGCAGCCTCCCGTACCAGAAATATGTGCCCTCAGGGGCTTGCACGGGGTGGTCGAATGCGCTATATGCAGCATGCATGTTGAGGTCCTTGATGGCGTCGGAGTTGGCAGCTCCGGCGCCATCGTCTTTTGGGGTTGGTGGGTTGACTACCGGGACGCGGGGCGGGTCGTGGGGTGCTTGGCCTCGACCAGGCTAACCGCCTGCTCGAGCACATGGGCGACGTAAACATTCATGCTCATCGCCTCGAGCGCTGCAGCAATGCGCACCCGATCGCGCAGCTCGTGACGAACGCGGAAGCTGGACCAGTTGGACTCGGACTCTTCGGACTTGGGCCTGAGCTTGGGCATGGGCACTCCTGATGTGCTGTCTATACCAAAGTGCATGCAGTGCGTCAAGTGCCCCGTGCACCTTTCTTCGATGCACACCTTCATCTCTTATATATATATAGAGACCGAGGTGTGCATGAGTTCGAAGGTGTGCAAGGTGTGCACACCTTCCGCCTCTCTTCGCGCCACGGCGATCACCGGAGCCCCATCCATGCACACCATCCTTGTGCTCTCCGCGCGGTGCATTGGCGCCCCCTACTACGCGCCGATCCCTGTGCATGTCGCAGCGGTGGTCATGCGTGGCGGCGTCGAGGTCGCAGCCTACACCTGGCCCGTGGCCGTGACCGAGCTGTGCTCCCCCTTCGGCTGCTACTTTGCGCTGGCCCTTCAGCAGGGCGTGGACTTTGAGCTCTTGCTCATGGAGGGTGCGAGCGAGGAGACTACGGTGACATGGCTACACAACATAAGGGCAGAGCACGACGTGGAGTGCGTGGTGGCTGTGGACCTGGAGGGACAGCGGGCTTTGGCCGGGCTCGGGTTTCTGGTGTCGTGGGAGGAGCCGTTGGTGGAGGCGTTGGCTGGAGTGGGGCGGAGGATGGAGGGAGAGCGTCCGGGTACGGCGTTGGCGGACATTTTTTGGTCGTTAAAGAATGTGCTAAATATCAGTTGACATCCATTTTAACCAGGTTAGAGCACGATATCATGCCTACTATCCTCGTCATCGACACCGAGACCAGCGGCCTCCCCAACAGCCAGCACGCAACACCCATTCAGGTGGGCGTCGTGATCCTGTCTGGCGACGAGGTCTTCACCGACACCTGGTACGTGCTGCCCCGCATCATCGACACCCAGGTCTTCGCCCAGGCCAGCCGCGTCAACGGCATCACCTTGGCGAAGCTGGAGAAGGAGGGCATCAGCCAGGCTGACAGCGTGGACCGCCTTCGCGCGCTCTGGGTGAAGCACGGCAAGCCGAAGGTCTACAGCTACAACGCTTCCTTCGACGAGCTCATGCTCAGCCGCATGGGCTGGAGCGAGAAGGACACATGGGGACCCTGCCTCATGCAGGGCGTGCGTGCACACCTTGGGCTGCCACGCAACCCCAACCTGACCCGCGCATGTGAGGCGCTTGGCCTTCCCGGACCCGGCGCGAGCGCCCATGACGCAATGGCAGACGCCATGGCCGCGGCCCGGATCGCGGTCACCATCGGCGCAGGAGGGTACACCTCATGACGTGCCGTGCATGTGGAGCTCGAACTCAGGTGCTCACAACGCGTGAGCCCCCGGACCGTGAGTCCGCGCTGATCGCGAAGATCTGGGACCGCACGCACCACAGCCCCGGCATCGCCCGCCGACGTGGGTGCCGCAACTGCCACCGTGTATGCTACACCCTTGAGATTGATGAGTACGCGTTTCAACTGCTCCTGGAGGAACCCTATGCTGGACACCCTGACCGAATCCCAGAGGCTGCTGGTACAGTGGTGCGTCAAAAACAAAATGGGCGTCGCTGGCGCCGTCCGGGCCTCGATTGTGTCCCAAAGTGAGGTCGACGAGTGGAAGGTCTCTACCTGCCGCAAGTGGATCGCGGCCTGCTGGGCCGACCTCGATGAAGACGAACCGATGTGCGATGCTGAGCGTGACGCCGCCGTGCGTGGCCTGCGCTACGACGCGCTCGAATACTTGAGCCGCGCCTTTGTCGGTGGGCGCCGCGTGGACAAGAATGTTCTCGCTCTCGCGCAATGGGTCCTGTTCGAGGCCGACGAGCTGATGCAGAAGGGCGACAAGGAGCAGGAAGAGACTCCCGCTGAGCTTGAGATGAACAACGTGCTGAAGATGTTCCGCTGATGTCAATCCATGTACCTCCCACTGTGCCGCCTCGGTTCCGTGCGGCGGTGCACAGCATCCTCTCGGACCGGGACAAGTTTGTGAGTCTGTTGAACATCAAGGACAAACAGACCCACAAGTTGACAAAGTTCCAACCCAACACTGCACAGCGCAAGCTCTGGGATCTGCTCGACCACTGCAAACGTGTGATCGTCATCAAGGCACGCCAGGTTGGCGTGAGCACGGCGGTGCGCGCGTGGCAGCTCAACGAGGCATACAAGTCGCCCGACCCGCTGAACTTCGCCGTGCTCAGCTTTCACGACAGGTCGGCGAAGAACCTGCGAACCATGGACAGGCAGTGGCTGGCCGAGCTTCCGGAGATGATGAAGCGCGTGCTCTCGGTAGACTCGGCCGAGGACACGGTCTTCGCCGACACGCGGGCCGGCATCAGCAGCTTCACGACAGGCGGACGAGGCGGCACGCGAAGCTTCTCCTTCACGGGCGGACACCTCTCAGAGTTCGCCTTCTACGTCAACCCCGACGAGGTCCTCGCTCAGACCATGTCGACCGTGGGTGAAGGGCCCATCGTCATCGAGAGCACGGTCAACGCGCCCGGCGACGCCTTCCACCGGCTCATCATGGGTGCTCCCGAGAACGGGTGGCAGGTGTTCACGTATTGGTGGTGGGAGCACCAGCCCTACCGAGACGCCGACCTGCCCGCCGACTGGGAACGCACCGACATGGAAGAGCAGCTCGCAGTACGCTACGGGTTGGACGACCATCAGCTCGCTTGGCGCCGTCGACAGATTGCCACGCTGGGGTTGTCCAAGTTTCAACGCGAATATCCAGCGTGCTTGGACGACGCTTTCCTTTCGCGTGACAGCACCTACTTCGACGCGGACGACCTCAACGCCATCACAGAGGTCTGGTTCGACAGCGCCATCCGAGAGTTCGAAGCGCCCGTTCGCAACGAGGCCTACACCATCGGCGTTGACGTCAGCGGCGGCGTCGGCGGTGACTACCACGCCATGGCCGTCATCGCGGTGGGCAGTCGGCAGCCCGTGTACATCGAGCGCAACAACACGCTGGCGCCACACGCCTGGGCCGAGCGCGTTGTGACCACGGCAATGCGGTACAACAACGCGACCGTGCTCTGTGAAAGCAACAACCACGGGCACGTGGTCCTACGCGAAATGGAAAACCTGAAGTACCACAAGGTCTGGTGTGACCACAACGGCTCGCCGTGGGTGACCACGGTGAAGAGCAAGATCGACGCCTACGACACGCTGCGTGAGATGGTGTGCAACCGGCTCATCTGGAAGCTGGACCAAACAACGCTGCAAGAGCTGCGCTCCATCCAGATCTTGAAGGTCACCCCGCAAGCGCCCGCCGGGCTGCACGACGACCTCGCAATGGCGCTCGCGTTGGGCTATCGTGCATTGCGGGATGTGCCCGCGTCTTTGCGTAGAGAGCACGGCAACAACAGGTCGCTCGACGTGCTGGTAGCCCACCGCGTCAACCGCATCCGGCGCCAAGCAACCCCCTGGAGATCGCAATGAAGGCCGGTGACTTCGCTCAGCTCTACGACGCGCACAACTCCTGGTGGGACGACCGCCGTCCTGAGATGCGGCGCCTTCGCAACGCCTACCTCATGCGCTACTGGCAGCGGAGCCGGGACCTCGACTCGACCCTGCTCATTGAGACGAGCCGCGGCTACGAGCTCATTGAATCCTACATCGCCAGCCTGTTCGTGAAGGACCCGAGCGTTGTCATCAAGCCCGACCTTCAGAACCAGGGCGACCCTGAGATCAGTCAGGATGTGGCCAACGCGTGGTTGCTCAACACACGGTCCATCATCGAGGACGGTCTTCGTCTGTCTTTGATCTACCCGTTCGCGGCCATCAAGCTGTCGGCCACCACCAATCCCAACGTGCTGTTTCGCGTGCAGGCCTCGGCCGTCTCCCCCTGGGACGTGATTGTGGATGACACGGCTTCGAGCTGGGAGTCCCAACGCTACTGCGCCCATCGGTACTACCTGTCGTTGGATCAGGCCAAGAAGCGGTACGGTGCCAAGGACTACGCCGAGCGCACCTTCACGCGCTACATCGACTACCAGGACGGCGGCAACACGCCCACGTTCCGCGGGGTCGCGGATAACGCGGCCACCCCAAACGCTGAGCGCTTCATCATTGTGGTCGAGGTCTATGACCTGGAGTGTGACAAGTTCTACGTGTGGTCGCCCGACTACAAGCGCGACAAGTGGCTCTACGACGGGGTCAAGCTGGACATCGGCAAGGAGGGCGACGCGGCGGAGAAGTTCGACAAGATCCCCTTCCGCACCGCAAGCGACCAGCCCCGCATCCCGCTGATCCCGCTCTACATGTCGCGTGAGCCGGACGCCCCGCTGCGTGGGTACTCTGCTCTGCGTAGGGTGTACGATCAAATACGTGAAGTGAACACAATGCGCACCTTCCAAGCGCAGGCGATCCGCAAGGCGGCGCGGCAGTGGATGGTGAGGAAAGGTGTGCTGGACCCGGAGTCCATGGCCAAGATCGCGCAGGGCGTGGACGGCGAGTTCATCGAGGTCGAGCTCTCGAACGGGCAGGAGCTGGAGAACACGATCCTCCCGGTGCCGCACAGCCCGATGCCGCCAGAGCTGCAGAACTACGCCAACATTGTGGACGACGACTTCGCGCGCGGGAGCGTGATGGCGCCCTTCACCCGCGGTGAGGCCACCAAAGCCACGGCCACCGAGGTGCAGGCTCTCGCTGCCTACACCGCCAGCGAGATCGGGCGGATGGCGCGGAGCCGTGACAGCACCATCTCGGCAATGGCCAGCACCTACCTCGTGATGGTGGCGACCCTTCTCGGAGAAGACACCGAGCTTGTGCGCCTGGGCGGCAAGGCCGTGACCCTCGTGGCGGATGACCTGACGGGGGACTACGCGATCTTCGCCCAAGACAGTGGTGACACGCCCATGTCTGAGGCGGTCAAGAAGCAGGAGTTCGTGAGCCTCATCCCCGTGCTCCAACAGGTCGGCGTCAAGCCCGACAAGATCCTCAAGATGCTGGTGCGCGCCTTCGGGTTGCCTGAGGACTTCATCGAAGAAGGCCAGGTCAGCCAGCCCGCACCCCCGCAAGCCCCGGTGCAAGAGCCGGCTCCGCTCCCTGACTCGGCGGCTGTCGCTGGTCTCAACCCCGGGCCGGCACGTGTGAGCCAAGTCCTTCCCACAGGAGGCGTTGTCTGATGCCCATGTACGAGTACAAGTGTGGCAAGTGTGGTCTTGAAACAGAACGACTGTTCAAGCATCAAGACCGCC